GAGCTTGTGACCGCAGCACCTCGATGTACCGCAGCGAGATGGTGAACCCGGCGGACTTGGCTGCCGCTTCGACCGCACGGTTCGATAGGTGAGGGTGCGCCTCGACGAAGAGTGCGGCGGGCCCGAGCTGTCGCGGATGGTGCGCCGGGAAAATCAGTCCGGCGGTCGGTCGGCCTTTCAACACCCACCATGCGGCGAGCACCCGGCCGAAGTGCGGAATGATGTGCTGCAAGCGCTCTTCGCGATTCTTGGTCGGCCCGTCCCATGACCGAGCGATCTTCCATTCGACCGGACGAACATCGCCGGCGTCGATCACCCAACGCGTCACGCACTCCCATCGCTGCGCGCAGATCTCACCCTTGCGTAACGCCTGCTGCACTTCGCCGCTCAGAGCGACGCGAATCTCGAACGGCATGTGCGGGCACGTTTGCAGCAGCTCGATGTCGTACGCCGATCGGCCGTGCTTGGATTCGCAGACCTTGCAACGTAGGACGCGCTCGACGTCCGATTGCGGAAGGTAGTCGAGCTTGTTGACCGTCTTCTTATTCTGCGACCGGTCTTCCGGCACCTTCACGTCATGGACCGGATCGGGCACGCCACGCTTAGCGGCGCCGCATGGGTTGTGCGTGATGAGCGGTGGGTCGTTGTCGATCGCCGATGCGAATGCGCCGCGCAGCGCGCTCAATGCGTTGCGCGCATAGCTGCGCGAGATCGGTTCATTGGTCACGACGGTCGTGCGTTCGCCGTTGACGAGCACGCTGCGCTTCTTCTTTTGAGTCTTCTGAAGCCGCTTGACCCAGCGGACAATGTCCTCGCGCTTGATCGAATCAAGGGGCCAGTCGATGAACGGGGCGTCGCAGATCACGGACCGCCACACCCATTCGATGCTCTTGTATGATCGGTATCCTTCCGTGCGAAGCGCATCGAGATGGATCTCGCCCCATTGTCGAAGCGTGATGCCCACCTGCGGCGCTTCGGCCTGCAGGTTCGCGAGTGCTTCGTCTGCATCTGCTTCGGTCGCGAAGCTCCCAAAGGGCTTGCGTACACCGTCTACCGTGAATCGGATGCGCCATTTACGGCGCTGTTTGTCGTAGAACTTCGAGCCCGTCCCGTCTGGTCGTTTTGCTTCTGACATCCAACTAACTACCTGCGTTTACTTGCGATTGCGCGTCGCGCCCACTGCCGACCGGCGTCGGTCACGAGCCCGCTCTGCAGGGCTTTCGCCCGCACGTGCTCGGTGGTACTGCCGCGACGCTTGGTAGTGAGTCTAGCGTTCACTTTGCGTCGTTCGAGTAGTTCTCGTAAGAGGGCTTCGATATTTGCTAGGCGTGCTGCGACGTCGGCATCCATGAATCCCCGCCTTTCCGTGTTATGCATGCGCCGCCTTCAGCGGCGGTCAAACCTTACTGTTGACTCCTCAACCTCATCTCAAGCTCTTCCACGGCACTCTCGCTGAGCACGCCGCTCACAATCGTTGCCCGCCCATCCTCGAAGTGTCCGGACGCCACGATCAGCCGCGGACGACGGCTCGATGCTGACTTCGGTCCGAGCACAAAGAACCCACGCCGGCCGTCCCGTAGCCTGCCGACCCCCGCCGAGAGGCCGTGCTCGAGCTCTATCCACGTGGGCTTGGCAGCGGTCATGCCGACCGCCGCATGCGATAGGCAGAACGTCGAGCACGTCGAGCGGCAATGACCGCGGAGGCAAAGGACTTGAAACGCGTGCGCCCCGCAAGGCCCCCGTGGTACCAGCCGTAGACCGTGACCACGGAGAGGTCGAGCACGTGGCACGCTTCGCACAACGGCATGCCGAGTTGCACCAGACCGCAGAGTGTTGCGCCCGTGTAAGGTTCGTATTGTGACTTGCGCCCTCGGGCGGCGGGACGCGAGTTTCGCAGTTGCTGCCAATACTGTGCCGTCAATCGCTTCACCTCTGGCAAGTCCGGGATCTCTTGCTGGCAGCGTTCACAATCGGGAGCCGGACGCAGGTCGATCGCGATGGTCTGCTTATGACCATGCGCGCATCGGCAGAGGGCCATTTCCTCTCCATCGCGAGGCGCGAGCTCGCGGACGATCCTCCAACGGGTCGGCGCAACAGCATCATTCGCGGGCATGATGTCGTTCCGACGCAACAAGACGCGACGCTGTCGCTTGTGCCAGCGATTCCGGCAACGTGCGTTGCAGTACTTCGGATACCGGCCCGGATGGGGATGGTGGATGATGAAGGTGGTGCCGCACAAGCGGCAGCTGGCGGGCTCTTGACGCTTCGCTTGGGCTGTCATGTCCGTTCCTTCCGCGACACCAAGCACTTCACACACTCCGGCGGCGGCCGGACATCGATCGCGATCTCGGCGACGTGTCCGCGCGCACAGCGGCACTGTGCGTACTCGATGCCGTCCCGCTCGCCGAGCTCGGCGACGATGACCCAGCCGGCGGCCACAGGCGGAGTGTCCACGCGCTTAGGGGCGGTCAGACGGTACTGCTGCTGATAGCGGCAGCGCTGCTTCCTGTGCCGGCGGTAGTACTCGCGCTGTTGGGCGCGCTCGCGTTCGAGGTTGCGGGGGCGGGCGGTCAAGGGAGCCTCCGGAACTCCAGCACCCACACCCATGGGTTGTCTTGCCAAGTGCAGCCCTGGCGCTTGCCGTTGATTTCGTTCCAGAGATCCAGGAAGCGGTCGCGGTGCGGTCTAACGCAGCGGTTCGTGATGCAGTCGGCGTCCGGCGTGACGCCTTCAGCCTTGGCATCGTCCTCTCCGATCCCCTGCAGCCGCTCGACGCGCACACCGGTCACCTCGAGCGTGATGCGCGAGGCCCAGCGCGGCATGAAGATTGACGGCTTCCACCGTCCGCAGTCAGGATCGTCGCCGCAGTCGTCCGGCCAGCCGCCTGGGTATTTGTCGCCGTTGTCGGCGCGGTACTCGACGCGATGGTCTCGCACGTTCTCAGGGGCATACTCGCCTGGCCAAACGAGTGCGAACGTCTCGCGCACCCACAGCCGATCGCCGGGGTGGCCAAACGGGCAGCGGTCGTAATGCGACCGTGTAGACAGCGGCAACTGGTCGTACCAGGCGAACGAGCGGTCGGTGCGTGGGTCTGTCGACTCCTCGACAAACGTGCGGATTGAGCACTCTGCTGGTGGCTGCGGGTTCACCACGCGTCGCGTCTGAGTTTTCGTGCCGGCGAGAATGGCTCGCACCATCGGTGCGCTGAAGAGGATAGGACGCGCCGTCACGTTGGCCCCTGCCTGCCCGTACTCGCCAACGCCGATATCAATCCCCTAACAAACTTCAGCTGGCGCGGCGTCGTACGCCGCTCGAGATAGATCCGGCCGTTGCCGCGCAACACCGCAAATCCCGACCGGCGCGCCGTGCGGATTGCGAGCGTGATGTCGGCGCTCATGTACTGCCGCTCGAGCACGGCCGCGGCATCGTGCAGCTCGCGCTCGGCATAACCGGTGTCCGGCGCGAGCGACAGGAGGTCGAAGACCAGGTCGAGCAAGCGCGCGTCGACGTGCTCGGCGTTGTCGTTTGACGGCGGGGTGTGGCCGCCGACGTCGTAGAGGGTGTCGTCGCCGTCGGTCATGGGGGCGGCTCCTGGTGTCGCTGCCGGACGGAGTTGTAGACCGAGCGTAGACGTCGAAACGGTCCGCTCTCGACTGCGCCGAGCACCGCATCGATGGTCACAAACAATAGCGACAAGTCGTACTGTGCCGCCTTCAGCTGCTTTGCGGCGGCCTCACCAATAGCGCCGAGCTGTTCAACGCGCTCGGCCTGTAAGACGTCATCGCGTCTCGCCCAGGCTCGAATCGCCTCGAGCAGTGCGGCACGAGCGTCGCTCTTGTAGACGAAGTCGTGACCGGCTGCGTGAGCGTTGGTGACGATAGCGTACACGTGGATGGCTACGAAGAGCTCGGTCTCGGTCATCTCAGCACTCCGCCCCCCGGCGCTTGCCGCCGAGCATCCGCTTCACGCCGTCTGCAATCGCTTGCTCGGCTTCGTCGAGGTGCTTCAGGTAGACGCGGTCGCCGCGCACGACCACGTGACCGGCGGACACGGCCGCTTGGATGGCACCGGCGCCGTCCGTGATGCCGAAGCGCTTGGCGAGCTGCGAATACAGCCGGCTCTTCGGCAAGTAGACGTGGCCGTACTCCTGCGCCGCGTACTCGAGGATCTGAAGGACGCTGCCGATGGACTTGGCTTCGGGGGTCATGGTTGTTGCTCCGCGTTCGCGATCTCACGGTCGATGTACCAACGCGCTTTCTGCAGATCCTCCAGGCGTCTTTCGGCGCCCTTGCGTCCCGCACGGCAGATGTATTTGACGGCGTTGCCGAGGCAGAAGCCGAGGGCCCACGCCTCGATCACCTTGATCGCTTCGTAGGTGTCGCCTGCATAGGTGTAGTGCGGCGGGTGGTTGATGTTGTCGCTCATGCCTCGGGCTTTCCTCGAAGCACCGGCAGCTGCGTTTCGGTGGAAACGCTTTCGACTGCGGCTTCGAAGGCGTCGCGGAAAGCGAGGTCCGGACGCAGCAGCGCGAGCGACCAGCGCACGGCACCGCCGGCGACCTTGTAGCGCAAGCGCACCGGAATCGAGTAGCGCGGTCCGGCACGGAAGACCGGGATCCCGATGACGAAACCGCCCGGCACCTTGAGCGGGCCGCCGGATTTCGCCGAATGCTCTTCTTCGAACTGCAGTTGTACTTCGCCGGACGAAGTATTGATCTGCTGCGAGACCTTCTGTCCGACGTGGACACTGAGCCCGCGCGACAGCGCCATGAGCGCCGATGGCGTCGCGAGCACGATGCCGAGCTGTTCGGCAAACTCCTTCGTTTGCTCGCCGGCGTCTTCGGGATCGGCGACGTCGCTGATGCGGTCCTCGAGGAAGTCCGCAAAGGCGCGCTGGTCGAAGTCCATGGTCTTCGTCCACGCGCTCCACTCGTCGCTGATTGGAAAGCGGTAGTGCGTTCGGTGTGTGCACCATGCGGGCGCACCGCTTGCGCCGATCTGGTGATAGTCGAGTACGGCCTCGAGCGCGGGCTCGGTCGGGCTGTCGACCGCGAAGATTGCTGTGTGCTCGTCGGCAAAACGCTTCACGTGCTCGATGAAGCTCTCGAGCGTCGTCATGCGCGCCGTGCCCGTGCGGCGGACGGGACGCTCGAGCCGGGCGTCGAGGTACTGCTTCGCGTCGATGACTTGCTTACCGCTCGGCACGACGAGCAGGTCGAGCGCGAGAGCAGAGCCGCGTGCCACCGTGACAGTTTCGGCCTTCGACATCTCTTGCGCGGCGGCAATCACGGCCGCTGCGTCACTTCGATTCTCTTCGTCCATGGTTCACCTCAAGTCCTGTTGTTGTGTCGCCGTGCTTGGTTAGTTTGGGTCAATCTCGTCTAACGCCTCGTCGTCCTGCATGATCTGACGCAGCTGCGACCGAGGCGGCTCGATGAGCGGGAGCTTCTCTTGCCGCGGCATGTCGAAGGACAGGTTGCCGCCCTTCGTGACCCAGCAGACCGAGCGGCTGGTTTGCTTCTTGGGATCTTTGCGCTCGAGCGTGTACGCGATGGACAGCATGCCGTGCGGGTCGCATCCGACGGACAGCTTGAGCGTGAGACTGCCGGTCACCTCGCGCATCTGCGCGAGTGCTTGAGTTTTGAGCGCGAGCAAGAGGCGCTGCAGTTCTCGGGAGGAGTTGATTTCGCATTCGCCATCGGCGACGCGGCGCACGACTTCGCTGAATGCTTCGGGGGCTTCTTTTTGGTGTTTCATGGGTGCGCTTCACTCAGAAAGGAATGTCGTCGTCTCCCGGCGGCGGAGCGTCGATCGGCGGAGGTGCTTGGGTTCGAGCTGCACTGCGCGGTGGGTCGTGTGGACTTCCCTTCGAGACCGGCCGTCCGTTCGGCGAGCTCGTCCCGCCGTTGACCTTCTGACTCAGCGCGAGGAACTTGCCTTGCAGCTTCGATGCGAAGGACTTCGCTTCGGCATCGGACATGCGGGTCTTCATGGCGATGCCGCCGAGCTTGTTGATCCACTGGATACGAGGTTGCAGCTCGCCGGTTTCGAAGTGCGGTTCGTGGTTGACGACGATTTGCACCTCGTTCCTCGTTACGCCTTCGAGCGTCGCAAGGTTCGTGCAGCCACAAGTGATGAGCGCTTCGAGCGTTCGCTCTTCGGTCTTCGGCGTGAAGAAGCCGTACCAAACGAGCTCCGCTCCGTCGTACTGGCCGTTCGGGCTCGACGTGATGACAAAGCTCATGCCGACCTGTTCGGTGCCGTTCTTTGTGACTCCGTATCCCGCGCTCTTCGCGCGGGCATGATAGGTGCCGGGTTGGATCACTGAGGTGTCTCCTTCGCGTGTTGGGTGTTCAATGAGGCGAGGTGGATCAGAATCTGTTTGCGCTTCGTCATGTCGTCGCCGGCGGCGTCGAGCGCCTTGCGCACGCGCTCCCTGACGTCGTCGGTGGCCCGAGCGAGTTCGGCGTCGAGCTCCGCTTGGATGGCCGCTGGGCGTTGCGCCAACGCCGCTGCGAAGCTGGGCCAGTCGAGCGGGAGTTCTGCCGGCAGGTCATGCCGGTTTTTCGCGTCAAAGGCCGCCGTGCGTTGCGTGCAGAGGACACGCTCGCCTGTCGAGATTCCGCGGGCTCGGCCGTTGACCTCGTGCGTGAACTGCTCGTGCTTGGCGTGCAGAACGATGTCGCTCCACTCGCACAGGAGTGACGCCGCGTTGTGATTGATCTTCGGTACGTAACGCCCGAAGTCCTCGCCTTCGGGGTTTTTGAAGTTCCGCACGGCCGTGTGCACCAAGGTGATGAGCGTCATCGCGCGCGTCGTACGCAGGTGCTCGAGCCGGGCGAGCAGCACGCGCCACTCATCGAGCGCTGCGAGGTAGCCCTTGCCGAAGCCCGGCGCCTCGATGGTCTTGAAGCCGTGCTTTTCGCAGACGTGTTGCCAGCACAGCGGCTCAATCCAGTTCAGCGTATCGATGACGAAGGTCTGATAGTCGTGTGGCGCCGTGGCGAGCTCGTTCACGGCATCGAGCACATCGGTCCATGTGCTCGGCTCTGGAAAGCGCACGACGTCAAGCTCGGCCGTTCCGTCCTCACCCGCCAAGAAGATGGGCGCAGGGGCGTTGGCGGCGAAGGTGCTCTTGCCGATGCCCTCGGGCCCGTGGAGCAGGATGCGCAGCGGCTTGACGATGCGTCCTTTGACGACGCTGCCGAGCTGCATGCGCGACTTGGGCTTAGGGCTTGGCGGCGTTGTCGTTTGCGCTGGCATGACTCAACTCCTCGTGAGCGGTTTCGAGGCGGCGAAAGCGAAGCGGGTCTTCGATGCTTGCGCTTCCCGTGCACACGTCGAAGAACGAACACATCCGCCCGTAGCGCGGGCAGGCGTCCGCATTGCGTGGGTAGCGTTGGGCGAGTTCGGCCTCGCGGATGAGGCGCGTGGTCTGCCATGAGTCGAAGGCGGCTTCGCGCTCTTCCTCTTCCAGGCGGACGACGGTGCCGCGATGGTAATAGCGGTCCGGGTTCTCGGTGATGTGAGCGAGCAGACGCGCGAGGTACTCCTCGGGCGTCTCGTCGAACTCGCGTTGATTCGCGTAGAGGCGACCGTCCTTCGTGTACTTCGGATTCTGAGTTGCCTTCAGAGGTCTCAGCGACGGCTTTGCGACCACGTCATAAATGGCGCCCGCTACCTCGTAGCCGAGCGCTCGTGCGCCCGCGTAATAGGTGCTCACCTGCGAGTCGATGCGCAGGCGCTGCCAGTAGGTCGAGCCCGCTCCGAGGTCTTCTGAACTGGTCTTGTGCTCGACGATGAGCACGAGACCTTTCTCATCCCGCGCGATTGCATCGAGCTTGCCGCCGAGGATGAATGTCTTGCTCGCGTGCCCGGTTTCTGGGTTGATGAGAGGAGCACTAAACTCCACCTCGACCGCGAGAACTTCGAAGTGCTCTTCCTTCCACCGCGCGTCGTAACCGAGTAAGAGCGCCTCTACTGTGGCGATTTGGAACGGGTCGGAAGTTGCCTCTGCCGTTTCGTGAAGTGTCGCGAGGGAAGCTTCTAGACGCTTTTCCTCTGATGACGATTGTCTCCAGTAACTTTCGAGTGCTCGGTGCCACAAGGTTCCGAATCGCAACGTCTCGGCGTCTGTGACGGGCCGATAACGTTGCGCATACGCTAGGTAATGTTCGCGCGGGCAACGCCTGAAGGTGCGCTGTTCGCTCTGAGTTACGGTGCGCATTGCATTCGTGCATATTCCACAATGCATATGCACACAAGTTATTTCTGAAGAGCCCCTAAATCCCGGAAGGGCGGGCAAAATGTGGAAACCCTGTCGACTCAGTTGTGGCAGACGCGTATCGTCTGTACGCATGAGGGGTCACGAGTGGGAAGCTCTCGGAGTCCACACGCGCCGATATGTCCGGGCCGAAGATCGGGCGTGCGCGCTCGAAATAGCCAAGATGATTGGCTTTAAGCTGCGGTCGCGGCCCGAGCACTTCCCGGGCCTGCCCGAGGTGCGGCGCTGGGAGGATGAGATCTATGTCGACTACAGCGCGGTCGTGCGTGACAGATCGCTCGTCGGCGTGCGCGAGTATGTCGCGCGTGAGCTAGCTGCATTCCTGTTGGAGGAATGCACCTACACCCGCGACGAGGCAGCCATCGTTGGGGTTGCGACCGAGCTCGTGTTCCCGCGCGCGGAAGCAGAGCGCGCGTGGCAGCGCTTTGACGGGGACCTCGAGAAGCTAGACGACCATTACGCCGATCACGTGCCCAGCGCGTGGTTCACTGCATCGATGCAATCGATCATGAACTCGCAGGTCGTGACGTTGGTCGTCTGCCGATGAGCTTGAGGCTGGAAGGTTGAAAGGGCCTGCATTCCTCCCTCTCGGAGGGTGCAGCCCTTTTTCCATCAACGCTTCTTCTTCGGTTCGGGCTTTGGGGCGATGTCGACCTTTCTCATTCCGCTCGCCGTTGCCCTTCGTTCAAGATGGTCGTTGAACGCCTTTATCGTTTCCTCATTCGGAGATTTGGCGAGACGCATTGAAAGGAGCATCGTCTCGAGTTCCTCCGTGGTTCTTCCCTCCTCCAATCGAGAGAACTGGGAAAGGAACGTCAGTTCTTCATCCGTGATGTCTGAGATGGTTCCGAGCAATCGAGCCACGTTTCTAGGCACATCTTGAGAGTCCGGCTTAAGAGGTTCCTTGGTCTGCAGTGCCTGCATCGACTGCATTCCCTCCGCGCCGACGAGACTCTCAACAGAGACTCCCAGAACTCCGGCGTACTTTCGGAGAGTGGAGAGCTCGGGATGTACCTCTCCCTTTTCGTTTCTGAAGACGGTGATTTGGGAAACGCCGGCCCGCTTCGCCAAATCAACTTGCTGAATGCCCTTCTTTCGTCGAGCAGCTTTAAGGCGTTTCCCTAGTTCGACCGCAATGGGGTCAAGCGCTGGTTTTCCTTGCCGTGTCACGGCTCGAGACTTCTTACGCAATCGCATCGTGAGCAAGACTGTACTTGCGCATATGCAGGTTGACTAATCTGCGCCGATGCATATTCTCGAATGCAATGGATTCCCTGGAAATGGAGCGCGTGGCAGAGCGCGTTCGCGCTGCGCGGGAGGCCGAAGGCAGCAAGCGAAGCTCCAAGCGGCTAACCCAGGCTAACCTTGCCTATGAAGTCGGGCTGAACGCCGTCACAGTATACCGTATCGAGTGCGGGAAGACGCCGAGCCTGCCGTCTGTTGTGGCGCTCGCGGCGGCACTCGACGTCAGTCTCGACTGGCTCGTGCTTGGGCGCGGGCCGAAGCGTCCTTCTCGTCGGAGCAGCAACACGAAGAAGGGTTGAGGTCGACCGTGCTCGACCTGGCCGAAGCGTCGTCTGTTGTTTTGCGCGCTGTCGCTGGGAGGCTCGCATGAGCGACGCCTCGCGGCCGAACAGTGTCCATGGTGAAGACGGGCCGCTCGGTGCGGATGTCGCTGACTCGGAACGATTCGAGTTCCGCGTCCTTGCAGTTGCCCTCTTCGACGACGAGGGGGCAACGATTACGCGAAGGCTCAATCGCGAGCATTTTACTGGGTCCCGTGCTCGTGTGCTCTTCACGGTCAGTCACGAGTGGTACCAGGTTAATCAAGTCCCCATTGAACCGGCGGTGCTGGAATCGAGGTTGATCGATGCGGGTCGGTCGGCGGTAGAAGCCGCTGCGCTCGTTGCGACACTCCAAACAGCGTGGGTCAACGTCGCCGGTCAGGACCGCACTCAGCTTGCGCTCGAGCTCGAGCGCCGTGCCGTACGTCGCAAGCGAGCGGAGCTCGTGCTGGCAGCGCGCCTCGCACTTATCCCTCCGAACGTTGATCCGGTAAAGGCGTTCGAGCTGCTTGAGCTCGCGCTCAAGGCTTCGAACGACAATGCCGACCCGGACGGCTGGCAACCGAGTGTCGTCGATCCACTGTCTGGGTTCTCGCACCTCGCGCCTATCTGTCTTCTCTCACGTGCTCGGTATGTCGAGCTCGCAGCCCAGCCCGTCGAGTACACGTGGCGTGACATCCTCGTCGCAGGCACGATCGGCGTGCTCGCCGGAGCGCCGGGCTCTGGGAAGACAACGCTCGCGTATCTGTACGCTGCGGCTCGTGCTGCGCGCGCTGGGTGCGTCGTCTTGCTTGGGCGAGACGTGCATCCGGCGCATCCGGCGCAGCGCATCGTGATCATCGAGGCCGAGCATAGCGAGCCGAGTGCCGCTCGAAAGTTACTGGCCTCGCTGCGCTTACTGGGCATGGATGACTCGGTGCTCGAAGACGGGCGCGTCATCACCATCGCTCGCAAGGCGGTGACGCTCGGCTCGCCGGCGTGGCGTGAGGTCGTGCAGCTCATGGCGGCTGGGCTCGTGAGCGACCTCGTTGTGGATACGATCGCTCGGTTTGCGCCAGCGGACGCGAACGCTGAGGCCGAGCAAGTGGCGATCTATGACGGCATCGCTCAGGCGCTCGAGCGGAGGGTTGGGCGAGGGGGCGACGTGTCAGCGGCCGAAGTGCCTGCTCCGACGTGTTTGATCGTGGCGCATACGCGCAAGGGTGCAGCGTCTGAAGACATCGAGGGCGTCTCTGGGAGCACGCAGCGTGTTGGACAGGCAGACACGGTGCTGCTTGCAGAGGCGACTCGTGAGGGTGGGCGGGTGCTTGCAACACGCGTGACGGTTTCGAAGCTGCGCGAAGATCCGGGCGAGAACTGGCCGTCGCCGGTTTCGTTTTCGATCGCTCACGGTGCGCTCGTTCAAGAGCAGGCGCCTAGTAGGGGCGATGGGAAGGACGCTGAGAGTCAAGCGGACAGGCTCGATGCAGATGCCTACGAGCTCGCCGAGCTGGTCCTCGCTCTGCCTGGGCTTGGAACTCGGGAGCTTCGGAAGGTCGCCAGCGAGAAACTCGGCTGGGGTAACGGGCGCTACGATCGTGTCGAAAACCGGCTCAAGCAGGGCGTTCGCGGCGTGCGCCTCGTCGACCGGACACCGGGCTCGAAGAAATGTGAGTGGGTCATCGAGCGCGATGAGCCGAGTACCGCGTATTCGGAGGTTGACTGATGGGTCTCCCACTCGATTTAGGCGGATGGCCTGATAGGGCTGATTGTGCCCGGTCATGCGGGCACAGACCCGGGCACACCAGGAAAGGATTGTGCCCGGTGCCCGGTGCCCGGTGTTTCTTAACACCCGGGCACCGGGCACCAGGCACACCTCCCGGTCCGGGGTACAAAGAAACGTTCGGCAGTAGAGCGACTCACGAGGTTTGGCCATGAAACCTCGCAAGGTGCAGCTCGGTCTGTTTGGGTCCGGCGAGGCGCTACGTGCCCGGTTGTCTCAGGCACGCAGGCACATGTCGCCTTCGCCCAAGCCCTGGGCCTGCGTAGTGCTAGGAGTTGACACGGCTGCTCCTTCGGGGTTGGAGGCGTCCCAATGAGCCGCCGGCGGGTGGAACAGCTGGCTCTGTTCGAAGGGTCGAAACGACCGAGCGTGGTCAGCTCGCAGGCTCGGGTGAACACGAGGAAGAGCCCGGGCTCGAAGTCCGCAGCGCGCTCGAGCTCGCCCGCGCCGAAGCCCTGGGCTTGTGTGGTGCTCGCCGTCGACACGGCGCGCATTTCGGGCTGGGCGCTGTACGTCGTGGGCAAGCGGGTCGACTCGGGTGAGGTCGACACGCTCAAGGCGCATGCGCTCGACAGCCTCGTGGAGTGGGCCCGGGACCTCGCCGAGGTTCAGGAGAAGGCTCCGGCGGTCCTCGTGCTCGAGGCGCCTTGGGGAGGCAGTACGGACGTCGTAGCGGCCCTTGGGGCGGCTCGGGAGCGCTGGGAGAGCGCTTGGCGTAAGGCCGAGCTGCCTCGGGGGCGTGTCGTGCGCGTGCGGCCGTCTACGTGGCGTAGCGCGGTGCTCGGGCGGGGGTCCATAGGGATGCCTCGAGATCAGGTCCGGGCGTTTGAGCGGAACGTCGCGAGCGCGCTCGTCGGTCGGAAGGTCGGCGAGGACGAGGCGCCGGCGATTCTCATCGGGCACTGGGCGAGCTTTGCCGGGGTTGTAGGGACGGCGATCGGGAAGAGGGCGCAGCGGCGGTCGCTGCGGGAGTGGACGTCTAACAGTTAGCGGAGGACACACTATGGACGGAGACAAGCAGGAAGCACTCATCATCCCCATGAACATGCGCCGCGTGCGCAGGGCACACCGAGGTGCGTCGTGGGTGCCGCCGACAGTCGACCAGAAGGGTCAGACGGTCGAGCCTGGGCACCACAAGCTCAGTCTGCGCAAGTGGCTGCGGACGCAGAAGACACTGAGGCTCATCGGCAAGGCGATGCACATCGCAGGGCTCGAGTGAACGGGAGGGCATGAACGATGGTCACCAAAGCGAATGAGACAAGCGATGAGCCAGTTGAAGCGGTCGAGCACAGCCGCGAAGTCGCAGTCGATAGCGATGCACTCGCGCAGTGGACGTTCACGGCGCCGTTCGAAGGCATCGTGAATCACCTGTACCTCGACACGCGTGGCAACGTGACGTGTGGCGTTGGGTTTCTGGTCGCGAACCGCGAAGCGCTTGACCGGTTCGAGTGGCAGCCGGATGTGCTCACCGCGCGTGGTGACTATGACCGTGTGCGAGCGTCCGCGCCGGCGCACGTTGCGGCGTACTACGCTGGGCTTTGCCGCGCGACGCTCACGCCGGCGACGATGCGTGCGCACTTCGACGTGCACGTGACGACGGTCACAGCCCAGCTCGCTGGCTGGAAGCTCGGCTCACTGCCGCGTTCGGCGCGTGTCGCACTCGTCGACATGGCGTTCAACTTGGGTGTCGGCGGGTTGAACAAGTACAAGAGGCTGCATCTAGCTGTCAGTGCGGGGCTTTGGGCCGAGGCTGCGGCGGAGTGCTCGCGTAAGGGCATTCAGCAGAGCCGCAACGATGCGACGCGGGACTTGTTCTTGAGCTTGGTGGGGTAGGCGACCATGACCGATCATCACGAACGACTCAGGATCGATCCCGTCGGCATTGCGATTGTGCTCGCGATGCTGCTCGGGGTCGCTCTGGTGTTCGGGTACGAGTGGTGCGTCCGATGACAGAGGCTGCTATCGCGCTGCACAATCGGGCGATCACGCAGCTCATGGTGGTCGCCGCTGCGTTTCGTGAGCTCGGTGAGCACCGCATGAGCGACTTGTACGAAGCGCGGGCGCGTGACCTCGAGGTGCAGCGTGAACGGCACGTGGAGGCGATACGGCGGAGGGGTGTGCCGTGAGTTGGCGGGACTTGCACGCTCAGGTGTTAGGTGAGTTCTGTGAGGCGCAAGCTTCGATGGCGGACGCGCTCTGTAGCAACTGGTTTGATGCGCACTCGCGGTACTTGCTGCGTCGGAAGCTTGCCAAGAAGGCTTGGACGCTGCGTGCGATGCGCAAGCGGCTTTTCAATACGGCTGTGATCGAGTGTGCGAACGCGAAGTGTCGTGTCGCGTTTGTGCCGTATCGGAAGAACATCGTGTACTGCTCGAACGCGTGCCGCGTACGTGAGTTGGGCCTCAAGGCGTACTACCGACGCCGGGTGCCATTGCCGACGCGCACGTGTCCTGTCTGTCAGAAGAGCTTCTCTCAGAAGCGGCGCCACGCGATGTACTGCTCGGTGCGCTGTCGGTCAGTGGCGGGGTATCACCGGCGGAAGGCGGCATGGGCGCTAAACCCGTTGGTGAGTTCGAGCGCCGTTCGGCCGAGTCGGCCCTGCAAGCGCTGCGGTGCGAGCGTTGTTGGTCGGCGGAGCGATGCACGGTACTGCTCGATGCGCTGCTCGAGGGCCTCCAAGTGGGTGAAGCTGTACAAGGAAAACCGCTCGAGCGTCTTGGCACAGCGGGCGGCCTACCGAGTTGCGAACCGTGAACGCGTGAACGCTTGGCAGAGGGCGGCACATCGGAGGCGGAAGGGGGCGGCATGAACGACCGACTCGTCCATGAGTTCGAGCCCGGTGACCGCGTCGTCGTGCGAGGCCGGGCGCTCTTTTCGATGGGGCTCTGTGTCGGCGAGCTCGGCGCGGTCGTGTTCACCGTGGAGGCCTGCGCGTGCAACCTGTGCGGGCTCGGGCGGCACGTGGCGGTGCAAGAGGGCCGGCACTTCGCTCGAGCGGCGCTGCGGGGCGTGGACGAGCTGTGCGTCGATGAGCTGCGCGGGGTCGACTCCGATGCGCTCACGGCGGGGATTCAGGCAGGGATTGGGCGGGCTTCGCGTGAACCGCGCGCCTCGAAGCGGAAGGACGGATCGCGTCCATATCATGAGTAGACGCCATGGCCGATGTAGGTAGCAAGCCCCTTCGGGTAAGTATTTACGTTTGACAAAAATACTGCGCGCGGTAAACTGAAGTAGCCCTGGGCACTGGGCCCAGGCGTGTGGGCGCAATCGACGCGATGCTCGTTATTTTTGTTTGACGAAAGTTAGATTCGGGCTACTATATACATATGAACAACGCGATGAACACCGAGTGGACGCAGACCGAGCTCACGAACTTCGCCGCCGCCATCAAGAGCGCCGCCAAGCACCCTGCCACCAAGACGTACTACGGCGAGCTCGCCTTCATCGGCAGCATCAAGAGCGAGTTCTTTCCGCGCACCGACCGCGCGACCTTCGAGGCGATGTTGCTCGCCGCTCACCAGGAAGGCCTCCTGCGGCTGCAGCGCGCCGACCTCGTGGGCGCGATGGACAGCAAGCTGGTCGAGTCCTCGGAAGTCACGCTGCGCAGCCAGTGGGGCAAGGCGGACTTCCACTTCGTGGCGGTCTGAACCGGCCGAGCGCAACGCCGAAGCCGCCCCTAACCGGGCGGTTTTTTGTTTGACGAAAAGAATGAGCGTGTTAGTCTTAGGGTATGAAGTCAAAGGCAGTGCAGAGCGAAGCGAAGCCAGACCGCCGAGGGCGCCCAAGGCTCGCCGAGGGGCGGGCGAGCAAGATGATTGGCCTGCGGGTCACTGAAGCGGACTTCGAGGCGCTCAACGCCTATGCGGCGGCGCAGCAGACCACGGTGGCTGAGCTGCTGCGGCCGGCGGTGGCTGAGTTGCTGGAGCGCGCTAGTGGGGAGGCGGCCGAGGAATAGGCGCTAGATCCGCTTGCGCGTCACCCCAAAAAGAGTAACACTATTATTGTGCAGTACGTTTGGGACCCGAAGAAAGCCGCCGACAATCGCAAGAAACACGGCGTCACTTTTGAGGAGGCTGTGAGCGTGTTTGAGGACAGCGACGCACTGCACGAGAGTGACACGGCACGGGGTGAGTTCCGGGTGAACGTGACTGGCTGGTCAGCCCGTGGCCGGATGCTCTTCGTCGTCGCGATCGACGTCACCGGTGACGTGGTGCGCATCATCAGCGCACGCAAGGCCAGCCGCGCACATCAGGATGCCTACTATGACCGATAACCCAACCAAGAAGCGCAGTGATCGCCCGGCGGGCGAGGCGCTGCAGAGCTACCCTTCGACCACGCCAGAGGCGCGCTACTTCAAGGGCCGAGGGCCCGAAGCCATGGCGAACGTGCAGGCGTTCATGGACGTTGTACGCGGTCGGCCGCACAAGGGTACGACCGCCGCCGGCACGACCACGCGATCGTTGCGACTGCCTGACGACGCGTGGGCCGAGCTCGAGCGGCGCGCGGCCGAGCTCGGCCTGCCGCTGCACGGGCTTCTGCGCAAGCTCGTCGCCGAGTTCCTGTACACGCAACCTACGGTGCCGCGGCGGAAGGCTGGCGCGAAGGCCGGGGCGGCGAAGCGGCCCACGCGGCGGTCGGCTGCACGTCGCCGACGTCGGCCACTCGGAAAGTCGCTGTCCGCGGGCTGAGTGCCTACACACTAACATCCAGTGCCCAGGGCTATATAAGCATAGCCTTAGGCTTTATTTTTGTCAAACGAAAATAGTTAGCGCTTGCGGAGCTGAGGGACAGATGGCTGACCACATTGAGCAGTTCTTTCGCTTCGAGCATCTACCGGCTGAGATGCAGCCTGTGAGCCGGCGTTTTGCCGAGCTGGCAGAGTGGGTGATGAAGACGCTGCCTCGGAACCCTGAGCGCACCGTGGTGCTGAGGAAACTGCTCGAAGCGAAGGACGCTGCGGTGCGCGCGCAGATTGCGGTCGAGCCCGTGGTGGGGCCCGAGGATTGGGCACTGTAAGTCACTGGGCGACCCGCGCACGTGTGGGCTTGAGGGCCGGGGAGGCAGGACCTGTATGTAGGCGGCGGGTGCGCACATGTAGGCGGAGCTGTGTGACATACCCCGCGTGCGTGATATCTTGCCTACATCACCACCTGGGGCTACAGTATAATGGGGGCCATACAGG